TTTAAAAGTGGCACTTTAACCGCCGGAATAGATGATGACGATGACACAGTATTTGCGGAACTTCTCGGCAAAACAACAGATTCAGGCACGGGAATTGTAACATCAAACACGGAAGATACACCGATATATGTGGGATTTGGCCATATCATACCGAAGATTGTTAGCGGAGTTAAAAAATACAAAGTGGAGTTTTTTCCGAAAGTTAAATTCAAGCCGTTCATGGCAGACGCCAAGACAAAAGGCGATAATTTGGAGTTTACCACGCCTTCAGTTGAAGCTACGATTTTCGAAAACGATAATGGCGATTGGGAAAAACACGGAATTTATGCGTCAGAATCGGCAGCCGTTTCGGCATTAAATGCTATGTTTACCCAAAGTACCGCCACGCTCCAAATTACAGCACAACCCCAAGACGCAAGCGTGACAGAAGGCTCTATTTCGGGAAGCTTGTCGGTAACTGCGTCGGCATCTTCGGGAACAATCAATTACCAATGGTATGAAAACAGCATTTACTCCAATTTAGGCGGTACGGAAATAAGCGGAGCAACTACTTCAAGCTTTACAATCCCTACAACTTTAACCGCTGCAAACAGTCCAAAATATTATTACTGTATTTTAAGCCATGCAAGCGCACCAAGCGTGGTTACTAATGTTGCCAAAGTTACTATTTCAAGTTAATCGGAGGTAAATTTATGATAGATAAAATCACTTATCTTGAAACCGATTCGGAAAAATTCCCGCTTGCATTTACGCTCAATGTTATGGAAGCACTTCAAGACGAATACGGCACGCTTTCGGAGTGGTCTGAGCTTATCAGAAACCAAAAAGAGCCTAACATTAAGGCTTTAAAGTTTTTTATTACCGAAGCAATCAACGAAGGAATTGACATTGAAAATGAAAAATCAGGCGAAACAAGAGTTCCTATAACGTCAGCTAAAGCAGGGCGAATTATAACGGAAATCGGATTTCAAAAAGTCGCTAAAACCATAAATAAAATGGTAAGTGAAAGCGTAAAAACCAAAGAAAATTCAAAAAACGTAAAAACCACGAAGAATCAGGAAATTTAATTGATTTTTCGTGGATATTATTTGTCGGAACAAAAATGCTCGGCTTCACAGAAAAAGAAGTCGGGCATTTTACTTTCAAAAAATGGAGTTTGCTTTTTAATCATTTTAAAACTTACCATAATTTCTGCATATCCAAGCAATTGTTTGCAGAAAAAGAAAACACCACTCACCAAACTTCTGATGAGTGGCTATCAAATTAAATTTACTATTGAAATTATTTGAGAATTATCATATAATAATAGCATTAAAATATATTTGAGGTGATTTATATGGTAATAAAATCTTCTACTACGCTTAGAAATGACTATAATCTTATTTCAAATTTGGCACATGAAATGGATGACCCTATTTATATCACTAAAAATGGTGAGGGCGATTTGGTTGTTATGAGTATGGAATCTTTTGAGAAGCGTGAAGAACTGCTAAAACTCAGAACTAAAATTATGATAGCGGAAAACGACCGCTTATCAGGAAAACAAGGCATTCCATTTGATGAAGTAAAACAAAGGTTAGAGGTAAAGTTTAATGAAGAAATACAGGATTGAATTTTTACCGTCAGCGTGGCGAGAAATTGACGAAATATCAAGTTATTATCTAAATAAAGTTGGTCCTAAATCTGCTAAAAGGGTATTTGATAGAATACTTAAAGCTATTGAAAGACTTGAGATTTTCCCGCTTTCTTGCCCTTTAATTAATGATGAAGTATTAAGTAGGGAAGGTTACAGAATTCTTATTTGTGACGATTATATTTGCGTTTATAGATTGCTTAATGAAACCGTTTATATTTATCACATAGCAAATGGAAGAACAAACTATAAGAGTTTGATTTAAAATAATTGAAGCACTCTGAGAAAGGGTGCTTTTTTATGTTTATTTTTTGGAGGTGGTAGAAAATGTCAGGAAGCAACACATTCGGCGGAACCATAAAACTTGAAGGAGAAAAGGAATATCGTAGGGCTATATCGCAAATAAACTCGGATTTAAAAGTTTTAGCTTCGGAAATGGGCAAAGTCACGGCAGAATTCGGAAAAAACAATAAATCTGCGTCTTCTCTATCTTCACAAAGTAAAGTTTTAAATGAGCAAATTAGAAACCAAAAAGAAAAAATTTCTACTTTAAAAGGAGCCTTGCAAGAAGCGAGCGAAAAATACGGCGAAAACGATAAACGAACAAACACTTGGAGAACGTCGCTTAACAAAGCAGAAACTGAACTTTCCAAAATGGAGAAGAATTTAAACGATGTAAACTCCGAAATGACTAAATCACAATCGCCGCTTGAAAAACTGACAACTAAAATTTCCGAACAGGAAGATGAGCTTAAAGCTTTGCAGACTCAATATAAAAACGTGGTTTTGGAGCAAGGCAAAAACAGCTCCGAAGCTAAAGAACTTGCAGGGCAAATAAAAGATCTAAACGGCGATATAAAAGAAAATAAAAACAAATTAAATGAGGCCGAACAAGCAACAGATAAGCTTGGCGATGAAATGGACGATACATCTAAAAAAACAAGTATATTCGGCGAAGTTTTAAAGGCAAATCTTGTTTCGGATATGATAAAATCAGGGCTTTCAAGTATTGCAAATGGTATTAAAAATGTTGCGAATGCGATAACAGACGTAATTTTAAAGCCCGGATTTGACAGAGCAATGAACATTGAGCAAGCTCAGTTTAAATTAAAAGGGCTTGGGCATGATACGGAAACCGTTGACGCAATTATGAAAAACGCTTTGAACTCTGTAAGAGGTACAGCATACGGACTTGACGACGCCGCTACTGTTGCCGCTTCGGCAGTAGCTGCAGGTGTACAGCCCGGACAAGAGCTTGAACGCACTTTAAAATTAGTTGCTGACGCTTCGGCAATTGCGGGCTCGGATTTATCGGAAATGGGCGGAATTTTCAATAAAGTGGCAACTGCGGGCAAAATTTCAGCTCAGGAAATCAATCAGTTAAATGAGCGCGGAATTCCTATAACTCAGCTTTTGGCGGAAACTATGAATGTGTCGACACAGGAAGTTCAAAAACTTGTTTCTGCGGGAAAAGTTGGTTTTCCCGAATTTGAGGCGGCAATTGAAAAAGGTATGGGCGGTGCGGCACTTACTATGGGACAAACTTTTGAAGGAGCAAGTGCAAATGTTCAGGCTGCTTTTTCAAGAATGGGTGCGGGGATTTTGACACCTTTTACAAGTGCCCTAACCCCTGCGCTTGGTATTATCATAACTTTAATTGATGATATTACGGCGGGAACAACCGAAAACATTGAAGAAAAGACAAGCCAGCTTGGCGAAATACTTAAAAATTCAGTATCAGCGCTTTTTGCAGGTCTTGAGCCTATGCTTCAAAGTTTACTTGGAATTTTTAATCAAATTTTACCGGAGATTGCCAAAATACTTCCCGATGTCGCAAATATGGCAATAGATGTGATTGTAAGCCTTGTAAATGGAATTTCGGGAGCAATCCCGACTTTAATTCCAGCGGCCATGCAGATTATTACATCGCTTGTTTCGGCAATAATCGGAGCTTTGCCACAGTTAACACAGGCAGCAGTCGAAATCTTGGCGGCACTTGTTAGCGGAATCGGAACAGCACTTCCGACCCTAATTCCTGCTATTGTGGACGCTGTAATTTTGATTTCTACAACACTTCTTGATAATTTAGACCTTATCATAGAGGCTGGAATCGAGCTTTTAATGGGGCTTATAAAAGCAATCGAGCCCACAATGTCCGCACTTTTAGAGAAACTTCCCGATATCATAACAAGCATTGTAAATTGTTTGGTTGAGAATATTCCTATTTTGCTTGAGGGTGCAATCGAGCTTTTTATGGCACTTGTTAAGGCAATTCCTGAAATTGTTGTGCAGCTTACACAGGCACTCCCACAAATTATTGAAGCAATAATAGCAGGACTTTCACGCCTCCCCGAACTTTTATGGAATATTTTGCTTGTCTGTATTCAAAAATTCACGAATTGGGGTAACCAAAGCGAAGAAACAGGCAAAAATGGAATGCAAAACTTTATTGATTCTGTAATCAATTTAATTAAAGAGCTTCCAAGTAAAATATGGAACTGGCTTTCAAATGCCTTTCAAAAGGTTGTTACTTGGGGGTCAAATATGATTTCAAAAGGCGCAGAAATAGCTTCTAATTTTATGACAAAAATTATAAACCAAGTTAGAGAACTTCCAAGTAAAATTTGGACATGGCTTTCAAATGCGGTTCAAAAAGTTATTGCGTGGGGTTCCGATATGGTTTCAAAAGGCCGCCAGGCTGCTTCGGATTTATTTAATGCCATAGTTAATAAAGTCAGAGAAATACCAAGCCAAATGCTATCAATCGGAAGTAATATTGTTTCGGGGATTTGGAGCGGAATATCAGGTTCTATCGGTTGGATAACAAGCAAGGTTAGAGAATTCGCAAGAGGTATCTTGGACGGCATAAAATCTGCTCTCGGAATACATTCGCCTTCAACTGTATTTGAACAAGAAGTTGGAAAAAACATGGCTTTGGGTGTTGGAGAAGGTTTTGTAAATGCTATGGATAACGTAAAAAGAGAAATGCAAGAAGCAATTCCAACTAATTTAAATATGTTGCCAAATTCAGCTAATTCTATAAGTAACATTAAAAACACCTCAGAGGTAGGAAATAATGGAATATTTGGAAAACTTGATTCGATTTTATCGCTTCTTGAATACTACATTCCCGCACTTCAAAACAGACAACTTTGTCTTGATACCGGAGTTTTGGTCGGAGAATTAACACCGCCTATAAACAAGGAACTTGCAAGAATAGAAATGAGCAAGGAGCGTGGAAGATGAATAATTTAAATGGAATTACTTTTACATCTTGGAATACAAATGTTTCAAAGCATAGCTATGCTGATTTCGGAGTAATTTTGACGGAGCAAAACATCGGACTCCCCTCGCCAAAAACTTACAGCGTGAGCATTGAGGGCATGGACGGAAGCCTTGATTTATCGGAATGTTTCGGAGAAATGAAGTATGAAAACAGAACACTAAAATTCACTTTTGAGAGCATTGATAAAATAACTGATTGGCAAGCTAAAATGATAAATATTTCCTCGTTTTTACACGGACAGAAAATGAAAATAAAAACGTGGTCTGACCCTGATTTTTATTATGTTGGTAGATGTCAAATTGATGAATATAA